TTATTGCAGCTGCTTGAGCCAACACTCCTACTAATTGCATTATCCTGTCACCTGTACTTCTAAAGTTAGACCTAATAGTGTTAGAGGCAGAGGGTCGGTCTGTGTTACTGTTATCTGAGCTGTCCTTGAATATCCTAATATCGGAATAGTCTTGATACCTGTAAATTCATCTGGAGCTTGACCCAATATGCCTACTCCAAAACCTCGCACTGGTAAAGGCTTACCATTTATTTTGACTCCACTTGTATTATGAAGTTGAGCAGACACTCTTGAAATACGCCTTTTCTTAACACTGATTGGACCACTATCCAAAGTGATATTGGAAGGCATTGTCTTGATTTCAATATCATAGTTAAGACCTACTTCAATATCTTCTGCTGTTCTTGCTAGTGTGATCGCACCACCAGAAGGAGTAGCGTTATCCATCACCGATGAGTCAGCACGAACACGACATTCTTCACCATTCAAATGTGCTAGTCCAGCTACCGATGCCGAAGCTGGTGAGTTTGTCACTTGCTTGGAAGCATCAGTGTAATAATCATTATCTATCGCCTCAATGTGATAAACAGTAGATGAGTTGATTGTTCTTTGAACATAAACATAAACCACATCTTCCACAACAGCAACATCTTTAATAAGACCACTGGTTGTATATTTAGTCCAAGCTGTTACCTTCTCCACACGATTAGTGATGAAAACCCCCATTGTTCCATCACCATTGACAACAAAGAGATAATTACCTTCATTCTCAACATCACCCGTCTGACTTGCCATTGACACTGGAGAGTTAATAATATGGGGAGCAAGTAGATTCACTTCAGAAGAAGTATATGATTCCTCGGCATAGGTAAATAAAAACTCTCGCACTTGTTTGCCATTCCTCTGAATGTACATTGTTGCACCATCTACACCTATTGGCTTGACAGCTTTCAATGCTCCAAATCTGGTTTGTCTCACGACACTTACATCTGCTGGTTTGATTGGTCGTTCAGGAATATGGAACTCACCACCAGAAGTAAATATTTGCAAGTGTCTACCTGAGACAATATGATAGATGGCATTAACCTGATCGGTATCAAGCGTGATGTCAATAGACTCATCATCACCGCCCACACCCCTATCGAAATTGAAGAACTCTCCGATTACACTACCCCATAATGTCTGCGGTCTAGCTGTTCCATTACCGAACCATAATCTTGATTCATGGAAAGTCACCGCATTTGGATAGCCATGAGTAGCACTCCAGACAGGTTCTTCCAGACTACAGTCAACACCATCCAAAGTATTATTGTTGACAAATTCCTTTAATAGATTTCCAGTAAGTGTAGTTGAAGTTTGTGATTCAATTCTAATGACTCCACCATTGCCCTCGAACATACCACCAACATGATCAGATGTTATTTTCCCAGAGGCACTACAAGTAACAGTAACTGAAGAGCCAATCGAATCCCAATCACTACCTATAGCAAATGTATTACTGTCGTAGTTCTGGTCAAAGTCGTAAGTAGGGTAATACGAGAATGTTATAGTTGATAGTGTCCAAGCTGTATGTGAGCCAGAGCGAACTATCTTTCTGGGAGCGTGATCGTTGTGACAGATAATCAGTGTATCAGCACTCTGGGTAAAACTCATCTCCTTGATTTCTGTAGCGTTCCAAGGAGTTGTAATGTAGTCATTGCCAGAACTATTTAAATTGGTCTGTTGAACTCCATCCTTGTAGACATACATCTTTACATTGGCAAAAACCAATAGATAGGTTTGGGTGACGTTGAACTCAAAAGTCACTAGACGAACATCGGTGTCGGTTAAAGTATCGATGTATTTCATTCCACCTCTTCTTTTAACGCCACCCTGACCTAAACAGACTACATTGGTTAAAGTTTGTGCGCCCTTGTAGTAGCCATCATAGTCATGACGAGCTGCTAATCTAGGGTCTAACTCCCCTGCGGTAAACTGTGTTTGTGATACTGATGGTCTAGCCATTAAGCCCTGCCACTAATAAGTGGAGACTCTTCGTTTGGTACAATAGAAGGTGTTGCTGAAGAATCAATCTGTTTAGCTTTGGTCAACATCTTCTCGGCTAGGGCTGCATAATATTCTCCTTTGGTTGCACTCTCCGTTATAGGTATGGAGAACACTGAAGCCAACTTATATTCAAGGACCTCTGCAAAGTAGGCAGGTAGTAATGACTCGTCAGGTTTGTATGTGTAATCCAGAATGATTGATGTTTGGTTTGAATACAACTTAGAACCATAAATCTGATAGTTCATGATGTCCGAGTCCACATGCTGCGCTACCAGAAAATCAGCAGGTAGCTGAAAAGCATAATCCCATTGGTTTACTGGGGTTGCTGTCAATCTTGACAAGGTTGCTTTAGATGATGCAAACCTCCAAGGATGGACAGTAAGTAGAGCCTCAAATGTTGGCTCATACAAATTAGCAGCCACTAGAGCTGCTGTAGAATCATCTGTAAATGATGATATGGTTTCTTCACCAATCAAGAGCAAGGCATTGGATGCCAAGTCGATTGATGTGTAATTCTGTACTGATGACATAGGTAAGGGAAAAGCCCCCGAAGGGGCTTAACTTTTTACTTAGTCAGCATCTGCAACTGAGATTGCTGTACCATCAGATACATCAACCACACTACTTGCATTAGACAGAACAATCACCAACGAACCTGTTGGAGTTGCAGTGTCATAAGCATAGATCAAATCGCCAACATTTAACTCATTAGTAGCACTATTAAAGTAGCCACTTGTGTTAAGCGTTGCGATAGCATCAGCAGACTTATAAGTCCAAATCTTTGGCGCATCAGCTGCTCCAGATGAGGACAGGTTTAGATTTGCTCTAGCAAAAGCCATGTGAGTCTCCTATATTATTCAGTGATTTCTACTTTAACAACACCAGCAGTGTCAATAGTGACAGCTCCAGCCTTGTACTTACCTAGAGATAACCAAGAAGTTTTCTCAGGAATGTAGTTCACTTCAGTTGAAATATCAAGACCGATAGCAGCACCAACTGCTGACTTATGGAAAGCATAGCAATCACGAGTTGTGCTTGTTTTTGACAGACCACCTTCAGCACGAGTTTCAAGCATGATGACATTAAAACCCATAAAGCTATTGATTTCACCAGCTACCAACGCTCTAACAATGTTGTAGTCTGCGGAAGTGATAGTTGAATCACTTAACAGGTCGGTAATACCTTCTGCTGAACTTAACAGGATGCGATCACCTGATGGCACTCCATTATCATTCAGCTCCTCAGCTGCGCTAATCAGTTTTGCTAAAGTCAAACCAGTAGAACCATGAGAGATAGTTGAACCAGCTGATAGAGCATCAATAACTAATTGATCTGCTCTGCGACCCATCGCACCAGCGATAGTCTCTGCAAGTTCTCTACGCTCATCAAAATTCACCTCAGCAGCATCGAATATATCAGTATATTCACCAGCAACCCAATTTTCCAGTGTAACTGCAACCTTGGCATGTGAGATGTCCATTGGTGTAACATCAGTTTGAGATGCTTTCTGGTTAGCAAGACCTTTCCCCATAGTACGGAAGTTGTAAGTATCACCTACAACACCAGTTCTTAATCGAACTGCACCACGGAGTTTGCCTGCTGTCTGGAAAGCATGTTTTACTTCCGCATCGAATTGAGCTGATGCAGCAGAACTTAGATTAATAGACATTTGTCTTTTCTCCTAAATTAATAAAAAATTTTCAATCAATTCAGGTTTCCGTATTCGGGCTGAATCTAGCAATTTTTACAAGCTGCTTGACTTATGAATACGGGTCTTTAAGACAAGAGTGTCCGTGTAATATATTTTACCACAAGATACCATTTTAATTTGTATCAATTATTTGTATTACTTATAGATATTAGTTCCTAACTTCGGCAGTGGGATGTGCTCCAAAGAACTCCTTAAACTTATTATCAACTTCCTTTCTAAAAGAAGGTGAAGTGCTGTATCTTTCATCTGCCACCATCTCGTAGAGTTTCTCTTGGGTCATTGAGCTGACTGATTTAGCATTGTCGGAGGTTGATATTTGAAAATCTCTCATCATCCCTCTCATTTTTTCAAGGACTCCAAAACCAGAAGCTGTAGTTGCTAATCCTTCTAACACTCCAAACTCGTCAGGGTTGAATACTGTTTTAGCCCATATAGTAAAATCGTTGATCCTTCTGCTGGCATCCTTACCCATTCTCTTCATCTCATCCTCGATTGAGGGTTGGGCTTCCAATATACCATTCACATATATACTCATAAGTTTGGTATGAGCCTCCTGAGACAGTCCAGCCTCTTTCGCCCAATCATTGAAATTGACCAACATAGGGTCTTCACTATCCAACTCAACATCCACTCCTTCAGGTAGTTCTACCTCATAACCATCTTTAGGTGCGCCAGTAAATGCTCCTAGTTTAGATTCAAGTCCAGCATAGGCTTTGGCTTGTTCTGCAACAGATTTGTATTTATCCGCTTTAAACCATTCAGGTACATCTCCCTCGCCTTTCACTTCCTCATTCAAGAACCATCCCTCTGTGGGCGTTTCTGTTGTCTCTGTAGCCTCTTCTGTAGTAGTTTCGGCTACCTCTTCATTAAGTAAAGTCTCTTCACTCATTATCGTCTCCAGTTATGTAATCGCCATGCTCTTGTCGCTTGATGGCATTGAAAATAGTTCGTATCACACTATTCTGTCCTTCCCTATAATATCCTTGAGCATCTCCCTCACTAGGAATACAAACAGGTGCTTTGATGTAACGATCCTCCCAATGCTTTAGAATCTGTTTTCCATCCATAGTCCTAAACATACGGGCTATCATTGCATCAAAGTCTTTTTGTTTATCCACCCATCTGCTCCATTGCTTGTTGGGCTAACTCAGGGTTCTGAGCTGCTGCTTCAGCTGCCTGTGCCATTTGAGCCTCTTCTTGCATCTGCTGCTTTATAGCATCCCTTTCTTCTTTATCTCTGACCAGCTCAGGGTCAATCCCAAGTAGTTTAGCGATATGCTCTGGGAAAGCCTCAAGATCAAGACCAACTCTCACAGCATCTTCACCGACCATCATCGCAAACTGTATGAACTGTGCCAACTTGTTGACCTCATCCATATCCTGTTGCTGTGCTAGTGGTGAGATAACCTTAATCTCTACCTCTTGATTGCCGACCTTGATCGGAGCAACCTTCTGGTTTCGAGTAAGAATATCAATAGACCTTTTCACAAGTTTGTTAATGAACTCAATCTGCAACCTTCCGAATGAAGAACCAATATCACTCATCAACTCCTGTTGTCTGATTGAAATCTCGGTAGCACTCTTAGTTGGTCCATTGATAGGACCTAACTGATCATGGAACAAAGCCTTCTTGATGTTGTCTCTTAAATCTTCAAGGATTAATTCACTGACATTGAAGTTACCACCAGATTGTAAAGGCGATAAAGAACCCTCAGCTGCAACAGGAATCACAGCACCAGACTTAATTGATACAGTCCAAGGATTGAGAACACCATCATCGACAGCCTTATAGACACCGACAATCTCTTTCTCAGCGTTCTTGAGTACGAACTTCACCACTTGGTTAGCAGTCTTGATGTCTGGCAGTGCGGTCATGATAGGACCACGACCATATCTCTCCCCTGCTACCTTAGCCCATCTGAATACTATCCAAGGTGAAACATCAAAGTAATCTTCAAAGATGACATGCTTAGTTGCCTCCTCGATAATCACATACTCATAAACCTTCTTCTCTGGATTGTAGATCGTAGCCTCAATGATTGATACCAACTCATCAGGCTTTTCTTTCATCATCTCTTGAACGCTTGGAGAACACTTGCCCTTCTTCCAGACTTGCTTGATGTTTCTTGCTGGATGCTCATGCAGTCTAAAGACAGTTTCAATCGTTCCATGAGGACCATCTTCAACAAGCACCTCTTTAAGTGGCACAGCTGTGAACTTCAAAAGATCATCACCCTCACCTTCATCAAGTAGTAATGCTCCAGTGCCAACAGCCAAATCCAAGA